CTAATTGATCAATTTTGGCCTGTATGTTTTCCGCAAAAGCACTAACAGAATATCATCTTTTTTATAATTCTTCATCTGTCCAGGTTGGTTGGCAATACTCTCTAAAATTGATAATGCCGTTTTGTAAATGTTCCTTTTATTAGTGTTGCTTTGGGGGTTATACTCAGCGTTATGGGCTAAATCATTTTCCATTAAATATACAATTTTCTCATCATCAATAAGGTTTATATCTTTTATTTCCATTTGTAACCGTTTTAAATTTGTCATCAAGCTACGCCTCCTTAAATAATATAAGAAAAGAGACACAAAAGAATGATAGGAGGTATTTCCTTCTAGGCGTTTGCAACCGCCGTGTCTCTTTAAATAAACCTTATAATTAAAATAAGATCTAATGTTTAGTTCTTATTATTTTGCATTTAAATTAGAATACCAAAAATCTCCTGTTACCATAAGTTCATCATCAAATTCTACTACAATCGAAAAATTTTTATATATATTTTCTTCTTCTGGATGAATCAGCTTTACTCTTCCTCTTACTTCATATTTATTCTCGCTACTAGATAGTAATTTAATAGAGCAATCATCATACGAAAGAGATGCAACATATCCTGTCCCATATGTTGCTTTTTCTTTAACTACCTGCTCTGCTAACTTAAAAGCCTTTTCTTCATTAGTCATTTTTTGGATTCGCCACATCCACTAACCCAAACAGTCACCAACACCAAACATAAAATCAATAGCCAAATCCTTTTCTTCCTCATTCTAACTACCTCCCATGTTTTCTTTTTCATCAGGTATATACCTATATTTTTACCGCCAACTGTATTCGCAACTTTTTGTTTCTTTTTGTGCATGCAACAGGTTGTTGCTGTATAATTATGACAAACAAAATATAAGGTGGGATTTATATGTTCTCACAAAGGCTAGAGCAACTGCGTTTAAAAAAAGAATTAACACAACAGCAAATGGCCGATATACTGGGTGTAACGCGACAGGCCTATGGTAATTATGAAAGTGGGAAGCGTGAACCTGATTTTTCTACATTAACTCGATTAGCCAATTTTTTCGGAGTTAGTGTTGACTATTTACTTGGTAAAACCAACGTCCGCACCCCCATCGAAACAATCGTCGCCCACCACGACGGTGAGGACTGGACCGAGGAAGAGCTGGAGGAAATTGAGAGATTTAAGGAATTTGTGAGGATGCGGAGGCAGAAAAAAGAGACCCAATAGGATCTTTATGGTGATATATTATGTTCGATTATTTTTTGGGATTATTTATCTCCTGTATAATAGCTCTTTTTATGGGCGTAAAAAAACAATGGCGCTTTCGAGAGGAAGGGCTATCTAATACACTTTTGCTTATTGGATTTCTCATTGTGTCGGCTATTATCACTGGCGCAACAATCAACGATTCTTCTAACCCTTTTTTAGGCCTGTTAGGAATCCTTACGCTCCCGACCTATCTTGTGTTTAGAAACAAAGTGCATTTTAGAAATAAATCAGATCACCAGACGCCTCAGAACATTGAGAAACAACAATCAGCAAGGTTCTTAACAGAGGAACCTATAACAAACAAAACAGAAATTGCTCCTTTGGCTAAAATAAACAGCAAAAAATACTCCTTCTTTAGAAAAAAAATAGAAATCCTAGAAGCCAATACTTCTCCTGATTGGATAGAAAATGAGGAATGGCGGAAATGGGAAGCGCCTCTTGATCTGGTACGCGGGGAATCTTATCGACAAAAAGCTCTACAACAGTTCGCTGGCAAACCCCGCAGTAATGGCTATCTTGTCCCCGTATGTGTTCAATTGGTCCGCGAACCGTCGAACAAGTATGATCCAAATGCTATTAAAGCTGAAATAGGAGGTAGTCATGTCGGCTATATAGCCAAGGAAATAGCTGCAAAATTAGCCTCCACAATGGATGCCACAAATATTCAATCGTTTGCCATTGCCGGATTGATCCGAGGAGGTAGTTTTAAGGCGCCGAGCTTGGGAGTACATATATGGCTTAACAAGCGGCTGAGTCAAGCCCCTATTATCAACATTAACAAGACATACTTGACCCAATATCAGGTGTCATGGCCACCTCATGAACATGAAGGAGATAATGATGACTCTCTCAAAGAGATATATTCTAATCTCCGCTTTCCTCCGCGAAAGTCAAATGAAGAGCCAGGATATTATTTAGGCAAGCATTATACAGAATATGTTGAGACTGTAAATGAGTTGAAACGTGCCGGAGAATTAGAGAAAGCTGAACAACTATTGCTTGAACTGATAAAAGCAGTAGAGTCTGAAAGCAAAGCTGAAAAATTTGGGGTTGCGCCTTGGTATTATGAACAATTAGCCATCATTTACCGTAAACGAAAAGATTATTCAAAGGAAATTAAAATACTTGAAAGGTTCGCTAGACAAAGACATGCTCCAGGTGCTTCTACCCCTAAGCTTTTGGAAAGACTTCAGAAGGCTAGAGAACTAGCTGCTTCAAAACGTGAAAATTAACTCAAAGAGTGAACCTCATTACTGATTGGTGATCTTACAAATCAAGTAGGTACATTTACAAAAGAAAAGAACCAATAATGGTTCTTTGATTGATATACGGTGAGATTTCCTATGTATGAAGAACTCCTAAATGAAGCTGAGCAAGACAACATTACTGTTGTATACCGACCGATGCGCGGAAACATAAAGGGCCTCTATTATGATCGAGTAATTGCCTTAAATAAAAACATAGATACCACGGCCGAAAAAACCTGCGTCCTGGCCGAAGAACTTGGACATTACTACACTACTGTCGGAAATATCCTGGACCAGAAAAGAATCCAAAACCGTAAGCTCGAACGCCGGGCTAGGGCGTGGGCATACCAGCGCCTGGTCCCACTGGACAAGCTTACAGAAGCGTATAAAGCCGGCATAAGAAATCGCTTTGAATTAGCTGAATATCTTGAAGTTACTGAACGATTTTTAGAAGAAGCTATCAAATATTACAGAGAAAAATACGGTATCTACTGCCGTGTGGGAAAGTACCGGATTTGTTTTGAACCCTTAGGAATCATTAAGAGTTTAGATTACGCTAATTTTTTTTAACTCGCCACCCGAACATACGTTTTGTAAAGAAGTTATTAATTAATAAAAGTAGCTGTTTACGCCCGTTGATATTGCATTAATTATGCATTAATTATGCATTAATTGTTGGGAGGTTTAAATAATAATGGCCAAAAAACGAAAAAATGCCAATGGTGAAGGGACAATCTACCAATGCAAAAGCGGGAAACACAAAGGGAGGTGGATCGGTCAGCTGGTTATTGGAACAAATCCTGATACCGGCAAACCTAAACGTAAAAGTTTCTACGGGAAAACTAGAGCTGAAGTAAAGGAAAAGATGAGGGAATATCAGGAAGAGATGGCCCAAGGGTTAGATATTATGGGCCAAGAACAAACCTTTGGTGAGTGGATTTTATTCTGGATGGATAATTACAAAAAAATAGAACTGCGCTTATCCACTTGGGAAAATTACATGCGAAGCATAAAAAACCACATTTACCCTGCTCTAGGTCATATCCCACTTAGGGACTTAAAGACTGATGATATCCAAAACCTATATAATAGAATGATTAAGGAAGGCCGGGCGCCAGCCACAGTACGCAGAAATCATCAAATTATCAATTCTTGCCTTAAACAGGCTGTTGAAAACCGGTTGTTAAGCTGGGACCCGGCTGAAGCCGCAAAATTGCCGAAACTAACTGATACCAAGGTAAGAGCCATGACATTTGAAGAAATGAGCAAGTTCCTTTCTGTTCTTCAAGAGGATCGTTGGGGAGCAGCATTTCTTTGTCTTTTAGGTACTGGCCTGCGTATGGGAGAGCTTTTAGCCCTTCGTTGGCAGGATGTAGATTTGGACAAGCAAATCCTTCATGTGAGACAAGCCCTTGTTCGTACCAAAGAAAAAGGGGTCTACTTCGATGAACCAAAAACCGAAAAATCGAAGCGCGCTATCCCCATTCCCGGAGAAGTTGTAGAGGCCCTAAAGAAACACCGTATTCAACAATTTCAATTGAGGCTAGCTGTAGGAGAAAAGTATCAAAACCATGACTTGGTTTTTGCTACCAGTGTTGGAACTCCTATATATCCAAGAAATTTTACTCGAAAATTTTATAAGCTTCGAGACAAAGCTGGCATTCCTAAAGATATCAATCTTCATGCTCTTAGGCACACCTATGCAACTAGGTTGTTGGAACAAGGTGAAAACCTCAAGACAGTTCAGGAACTTCTTGGGCATACTGATATTTCAACTACGGCAAACACTTATTCGCATGTTTCTATAGAGGTAAAGCAAAAAGCAGCCGCCAAAATGGACAAGCTGCTATCAAAAAAAATTTCCTCTCGGGAATAAATCCGAGAGGAAATTATGCATCGTATTTTGGTTTTGTAAATCGGTTGCATTACCGTTGCATTACTTTTATGATTAAGCGGGTTTTAAAAAACCCGCAAACCCTTACAAAAAAATTGGTCGGAGCGACACGACTTGAACGTGCGGCCTCTACCACCCCAAGGTAATTATTTGTGCTAACGCAACTTTATTTAAAATCCCTAAAGTAAGCCATTTTTAAAGGCTTTGTTTATCTAGGGAAAGTTTCTCAATCGAAAAAATATGATTATAATAAAACTTATTATAGTGAGATAAAACTTTCTGTTAGGCATTTTGTTAGGCATGAAGTTTATATAGAAAATTTAAAGCCGAAGAATAAATCTCCGGCTCATTGTTTTAAGCTATACGTTTTAGTGTTCTGAAACATTCTGGGCTTATACCGTAATGGTCACATATCATTTCAACTTCGATAAAGGAAAACTCGGATTGCCCGTTTAGCTTTTTGCTGACTGTAGGAATGCTACAATTGAGCAAATTGGCAATATCGTAAAGTGTTATTTTTTTAATAGATAGAACGATTTTTAATTCATAGTAAGGATATTTTTTGTCCATTTTTTCCTCCTGCTTGTTTGAGAAGGAAATCCCCGCTTAGTGCAAAAAACACTTTAAAGGTATTAAAAATTTATTGTATATTTGGTTTGATTGTGCAATAATATGTGCAGAGATGGTCAAGGGAAAATCCGTCTCAAGTTTCAGCCCTCGAAGCCCTACTTACCCTAGGGCTTCATTTCATTAATTGACTTAAAGGGATTTCAAGAATAACCGATATTTTTGCCAAAACCCCTATACTTGGATACCGTGAACCGTTACTATCGGCAACCCTAACATTTATTGTGTAAACGCTTTGTAGCGTATGTCCCCTGTGTAGTTACTATACATAAGTCGTATCCAGTATTTATAGCCATGTTCAATTGATTTCCGGCATACCTTCGCAACGTTGCTCCTTAATAATGGAGCTGATATAGTAAGTGTACAGGGGCTTCTTGGGCATGAGGATCCGTCTACAACTCAAATATACGCCCAAATCACTGACGATAAACGGAAACAAGCTCACAGGCAATATTTAGTACAGTGACACTTAAAAAAAAAGATCTAACATTAAGGACTGCTTCTAAAATTTCAAAGGCTTTAGGGAAACCAGTAGAATATATATTTCCTGATTACTTTGAATAAAAATACCAGGATGAAATACCTGGTATTTTTTTATTTGAAGGATATTACAATTATATATAGAATTACCTAATTATTACCAGTAAGGAGGTCAATCATGGTTAAAAAAATCCTAAAAGGCATAGGAATTGTATTTTTAGCTCTAATTATAATAGGTGGTGTTTTTGGAGAAGAACCAACTGAACCCACTAGCACCCTGCCAGCTCAGACGGCCGAAACGGAGCAGACAGAATCAACACTCTCTGACACGGACTTAGATCAGGGTGAGCCCGCTGCCGTGGATGAACAAAGTATTCCAGCGTCTACAGAATCTGTAAAAACCGAGCTTAAAGCAGATGCCGTGACTGAAAGTGAACCAACTACATCAACTACAACTCCTCCCACTGCCCATGTTTCTGGCTCGCTCAAAGTACATTATATAGATGTCGGCCAAGCGGATAGTATCCTAATCCAAGCCCCCAGTGGCAAGAGTATGCTCATAGATGCAGGGAATAACTCAGACGGGCAAGCAGTTGTCAACTATGTAAAGAATCAAGGTATATCAAAGCTTGATATTGTCGTAGGAACGCATCCCCATGAGGACCATATTGGCGGACTGGATACAGTAATTAACTCCTTGGATATAGGCCAGGTCGTTATGCCAAACGTTACCCATACTACCCAGGCCTTCAAAGACGTGCTTACGGCAGTACAAAATAAAGGCCTTAAAATTACGTCTGCCAAGCCGGGAGTATCTCTTGATCTTGGCGAAGGTGTTTCCACCTCCGTTCTTGCCCCGGTTAAGGCGAATTATAACGAGCTAAACGATTATAGTGCTGTAATTAGACTGGCCTTTGGCGGTACCTCTTTTCTCTTTACTGGGGACGCTGAAGCAAAGTCCGAATCCGACATGATATCTTCCGGAACCAGCCTCTCAGCAACGGTCCTGAAGGTTGGGCACCACGGAAGCGCAACCTCCTCCTCTCAACCTTTTTTAAACAAAGTTAAACCAAGCTATGCAGTTATAATGGCTGGTAAAGATAATAGTTATGGCCATCCAGACCAAGAGGTTTTAAACAGGCTAACAAATATCGGGGCAAAGATATTTAGGACCGACATAAACGGTACCATAATTGCCACGTCGGATGGCTCAACTGTGACCTTTAACACATCTCCTACTGAGGTAAAAGCAAGTGCCCCCTCCCCTGCTCCTGCACCAGCTCCTACACCAGCTCCTACGCCATCCCCTCCACCGCCGACAGCAAAACCGGATACTCCCCCGCCAGCCACATCAGGAAATGAAAACGTAATTGTTTACAAGACTAAAACCGGCACAAAATATCATCTTGATGGTTGCAGTTCTTTGAGTCGGAGTAAAATAGAGATAACCCTAAAGGACGCCAAGGCACAAAACTTAGGTCCATGTGACAGGTGTAATCCACCAAAATAAAGGAGGTAAAATCAATGCGAGGTATAATTGATAGATTCGAGGGTGAATTCGCGGTTGTAGAATTGGACAACAGAGAAATGAAGAATATTAAAAGAGAAATACTCCCAGAGGGAGTTAAGGAAGGAACTGCTATTGAATTTGTAAATGGAGAATGGCATATAGATGAAGGCAAAACAAAGACGTTCAAAGCCGAGATTGACGAATTAGCAAAAAATCTATTTGAGTGAAAAACCTTCATAAAAGCACAAAAGCACCGAGAGATTATTCCTCGGTGCTTTTTTCGTGTTCCAGCAGTTCCCCTACCCCGACATCGAGATAGGTGCAGAGTTTGTCAATCAAGGCCTGTGGATAATGCTGCAAGGTATTATTATACATTGCTCTAACGCTATCGAACCGGTAGTCAATATCTCGTGCAGCCTGACGATGGCTGACTGGGACTCAGCCGAAACGCTCTCCGGAGCGTAGCGGGATCCCGCCTCCACAGGGGATAGCATGGAGCCCCTTTTACATAGATTGTTCTTTGAAAATATCACTCCGGAAATACAAAAAAAAGCCCCGGAGGACATTACATCCCTCGGGGCTCTATACATAAAGACTAAATGAGTACTTATCCAGGCTCTTTTGCCTTGTCAAAATGTTTTCTCATTTAAACTTAATAAATATTCTTTTGCTTTTGCATATAATAATCCGGCCATTTCCTCAAACATCTTATAACTAATAAACATTCGTACATATTTCGGCAGCAGCTGGTACCCTTTTTCTACTACAAAACTGAACTTTTCTTCGCCAGTTTTCAAGGCATATTCTTCAGCCTGCTTTTCTAGCCTGAGCATGAGTGAAAGGATTATCTGTCCGGCCTTTGCTCGTCCCTGGCTAATCAAGTAAATAATAAAGACCACTACAACAAGTAGCAGTCCCCAAAATTGATAGATATATCCCAATACGGCTTCCATAATCTACCCCTCCTACGCTAGGTCAAGCCTCTTGGCGGCATAACCAAGCTTGTTTATTTCTTTTATAGCCTCTTCGACCTTCGATTCTCTCACCCTGACAGTCAGGTAAGTATCGTCATTTGCGAGTCGTTCTTTCAAGGATTTTTCTGCCACTTTGATTTCCTCCCCTATACCTTTCACAAAGCCTCTGAATATTGCTTCTGCGACCTTTTCCCTGAATTCTTCCGTTTTCAATAATGATTCTTCTTTCGGATTACTTATAAATCCAACTTCTACGAGTATCGCCGGTGCTATGGTTTCTCTTGTAACGTGATTGTTCTGAACCTTTACCCCTCTATCAGCAAGACCCGTAGTCTTTACTAACTCTTTTTGTACTTCTTTGGCTATCTTTTCAGCCGTTCCACCCGCTCCTTGAATTAGTGTTTCTATCCCGTGTGCTGTTTTATTAACTACGGAGTTTGCATGGATTGAAATGAAGTAATCAGGGGTCCAGTTGTTAGATCTGCTTGAAACGTCCCAAAGGTCTCCGTCTTGACACAGCAATGTTTCCCAGCCATTACGCTTCATCTTCTCTTCCAGCCTTCGCCCGATATCCGCTACGACATCGGCTTCCCTGAGTCCACTGGGTCCTATTGCTCCGGGGTCAAATACTCCGTTGTTTTTTTGCCCGTGACCGGGGTTAATAAATATCTTAGGCACCCTCTATATCCCTCCTTGCTTAATCACCCATACAGCCGCACTTAAGCCGAGCACAATTAAGGCCCCAGCGACAGTACGCCAGAGCCATGTAAGGTTATCTTTTATTTCTTTTATTTGATGCGTGTTAGATTTTGAGCGCTGTTCCGTCTCAATTACTCTATCCTCTAGCGTATCTACCTTTGCCAGGATAGCATTCTGATTGTCAATTTTCGTCTCAACCCTAACTAGCCGTTCCCTAATATCTATAAGGACATCTTGTTCAACCAATTATCCCGTCCTCCCCTCCTGGCCATAAAAAATACACCCTCTCAGGTGTTTGCCGTGTGTCGCATTTTGAATCTATTATGCACCTAGCAACTGCTCAATCAACTTCTCAATGTAGGTTTGCTGCGCCATTATAACTGAGATTCTTTCCTCTGTGACTTCAGGTGTTGTGCTAGTCGCTGGTTCAATAACTACAGGAGACATGACCATAGATACCCGTAGCACATAATCATCATAGATGTACTCTGCCCCTGCACCCGGCTCTATTATTGTTATTTTCCGTGTTTTATCCCGGTCAGCAAAGTAACCATCTAATGTGTCAAAAGGGTACTCATCCTTTTTAAAAACAAACTCTAAACTGTCTCTTTGAGCATTTTGAAAAAACCTTGTCTGACCGTTTACTACTATAGTGTTTAATTCAGTACCATCGTTTAGTCGAACTAACATGCTTATCAACCTCCTAATTATGGGTATATTTGCACTCCATTTAATTTAACTTGTGTAATTTTTAGAGTTTTGTCCGCAACCGTTGCACTACCACAGTTTATTATAAGCCTAGCTCTATCACCGCTACCAGAAACAGTAACAGAAGTAGTACCGCTACTAGAGTTAATACCTATTACTGTTCCAGGTGTAGTTCCATCATTTTTATATAAATCAAACCACATGACTCCAGAAGGGTTTGCTATAAACTCATAAGTAAATTCTACAACGTCTCCAGGTGTTAAGTTACGAACTTCCCATCCGCTATAAACTCTAGTTGTATCGGTATTGCCATTGATATGCTTGCCGTTAATTCTAGCGAATAAATATGTTCCATAATCTTCGTTTTCGTAACTACCCTCCAAGTACTGTAAATTACCTAAAGAACTGCGAATAAGTTTTTTGCTATATACTTGCCTATTAACACCCTCTACACCTCTCCATTGTTCTACTATTTTCCTGTTTACACCTTCAAACCCTCGAAACTGTCCTGTTATCTCCCTATTAACCCCATCTACGCCACGATATATTGGCATGCTATTTCACCACCTAATAAACTTGCCATTGACCGCCCTCTCCTACAAAGGCAGAAGGGGCAACTGTAGCAATAACAGGAGCGCACATTGCTAATTCTTCTTCTGGTAACCGTCTATTAAAAGAAGTTGCAGTGTCTCCTTCTTCTACCTGTACGCCAGTAATCTCAAACCAAAATTCCTCAGTCGGAACACTAAAAAGCACAATAGTATCTATATAGCTATTTGCGTTAACAGTCCTTCCGTCTATGTTTTCCATTTCTATGGTAAAGAATATCCTTGACCAATTTGAGTCTATTTGATTTTCACCATGAATAATAGGAACGGCACCCTCTGCAAATGTCTGCCTTAATCTAGTTAGAGCGGTAATAGATTGCGAAGCACGGATATAGCATGAGAATGTGACTTTTTTCCCAGATAATAGAGTCGGGTGATATATCCTTTGCCTTATTCCAAAATCATGCTGTTCCCCTGCTGCTTTAACTAGCCTCATACAATATCTTGCTCCTGCTTCTTGTCTAGGCAAGCTGGACTCATCAAGTTCTTGCCTAGAAGCCGAAACACCTCTCCATCCAGACCCATACCCAACCCATTTATCGGCTAGGAGCATCATGGTTGAACTGTTAAGTCCAGAAGCACTAGTTCCTCTTTGCCACACATCAAAATTTCCATTTATTATAAAGTTTTTATTTGCCTGTTGTGCAGTTGCTGATATAACTCCATTTTCATCTACGAGTATCGTTTCTCCATCAACTATCACATGCCCGAGATTCTCTTCCGTCGCACTTTCATCCAAGTGTTTATCAAGAGCTCCGGCCACTTCCCCTACTTCTTGGTCAGTATAACTATTAGCCGCTGCCACCGCCGACGATCCAACACCGTCGGCATAATCTTTTGCAGCATCAAGTGCGTTATTTGCCTTTGCCTGAGCGCCATCGGGGGTTTCCGCTCCTACGTCACTAGCACTTAGAGCTACATCCCCTGTTTTGCTGTTGACGGATGTCACAGGGGGATCAGGTACTTCTACATTCCCTAATTGTTCAGTAGGGACATTACCCGAACTATCAAGGGATGCGTACCCGTTTGGTTGTCCCTTATTATCCGTATGCTCTGCTTTACCTTGTAACTCCTGTAATGCTTTAAAAGCACGATTAAACAACCAGTTAAACCATCCGGCAGGAGGCTTTTCTCTTACCTGCCATCCCTCATTTTTTTTTGATTGAGGCGGTTCAGTTCCTTCATTTAACCATTCCGGCAATTTTTCGTTAAAACTCATTCTATCACTCCTTTACATAGGCAATTCTGGATCATCCGCAGGTGAGTACACTGCACCGAAATAACCTCCGACCTCTTGCAATTCATCAGAGAGTCCGGCATCAGTATCAAATTCGGGTAGATTCCCAGAAGAAAGCTGAAACGTTCCTTCCATGGCTATAGTTCCTACTCTTACCCCTCCTGCTGTCATAGATGCAACAAATCTCCCGAATTGGCTTATACTCATTCCTGCCTCTCCGATTTTTTGCAAAGGGATTTCTATAATTGATATTGCCGCTGGTTCGGGATCCGTGGGATGGTCATACATCTCCTGAATATTGATTTCTGTGGGGTCTGCGTTTAGTGTAGCTGCCAGTATCCTAATTATTGTATTTAGATCCCCTGTAGATAGATCCCTAGCCCGTTTAGACCTAATCAATAGCCTATATACAGGGTCTGTTGCACTCCCCCTTGCTTGTGAGGCATCTACACCCATCAAGTCCAAGGTTGCGCCAGTAGCCTCTTCAATATCCTGGTAGAGTTCAATTTTTTCAAAGGTTTCTTTTAGTTCGTCTAGTTCTCCACCAATTACCCTGAATAATTTTCCTATGTTGCCCTTTGGATTCTTGCGATAGTTGTCCGTGAGTTTATCAATCATCTTTTGCCATATCACAGGACCACCACCCTATCGGCCTTAATCTCTGCCACTTCCCCTATTCCTACAACAATATTTGATGTTGAGTATGTGATTCCATCCGTAGATAGTTCGACGACAACATCATCAACGCCGGGCACTTCGTGACACGCCGAAACAATTCGAGATTGAATTACATCCTGTCCCATAGTGAGTCCATTATAAATGTTTCCATCTGCATCCTCGCCACCAATATAACTCACAATTAGAGTAGTTATTCTCTCGTCTCCGTCAACAGGATATTTGATATCTCTTGATACCGTTACCTTAGCCCATACTTCTACCACAGATGCAGGGGTCCACCCAATTATCCTATCTCTGCCTGATTCATCTTTTACTGTTTCCGTTTCCATTCCATATGCCTGGATTCCTCCGGCCTTTTTGTTTAGGATAGCCCTTGCAATATCCTCGCGTTGACCACCTAAAACAAAAGCTTGTATTGACTTCGGTGGCTGTCCATTCACAGTGTTCATGGTGTCATTTTCGATTACTTCGGCAGCTCTTACACCGGGGGTAGCCAATAATTCTGCTCTTATTGCTGTTGTAGTGCTTGCTCCATCCTTCGCAGGAGACTCAAAATATCTTTTTCTTAGTTCCGCATCTGTTTCTCTGTTTCGTCCTCCTGTGATCGGTTCTTCATTAGTGACTTCGCTTACTCCAGGGATAGGGGTTACAATCTCGGTTATGGTTCCTTCTGCGGTGTTCCCCTGTGTTCCTGGCTCTACTGCCTCCACAGGTACCCTTGCGGTACCGTCTACTATAGCACCCTCTTCTATGGTTCTATACATCACTTCACTCTCTGTAGATACAAGAGTGCCAATAGGGACAATCGTATGCTCTACCCCTGTAAACTCTACAAATCCCCTAGCTTTCTCTGCTTGCCTTCGCTTGGTATTATTCTTTTCCACCGCTCTATCAAGGCTAACCCCCTCAGAGGTAGAAACAAAAGCACTATAGTAGACTTTTTCCGCAAGCATCCAGAGAACTCCTAAAAACCACGCAACCAAACGAATGAGTAGCCCCATAAAAGACCGCTCAGATAAGTTGATATTCTCTCCGAATATTTCTCTAGCCCTCAGTTCCATATCCGTTACAATGTCTGCGTATTGCTTACGCCTAAAACCCTTCTCATTTAATCCGTAATTAGCCAACAGGGATCACCCCCTCCACATCTCCACTTGATGTCCGTGCACTTACCTGTATTTCCATGTGCCTTTTCTCTCGGTTAAACTTAAACCCGACATCCTCAACCGTCTCAATTCTCGGGTCTTGGTGTATAGCCTCAATCACCGCTAATCTCGCTCTTTCTTCGTCAAAAGGCTTTGCAAACATAACCTCGTAATCCAGTCCATGTAGGAGATTTAAAAACCATTCTCCTTCATTCGTGGTAAGTGTTCTTTCTATACACTGCTCAACCTCTTCTTTTCCCTCGAGGATAACAAAATCGCCTTTTTCTATAACTAGATCCCCATTTTCGATTTTTAATGATTTCATAGCCTCACCTTCCCGACTACTATCGCATCCTCTATCCTATGACGATCTTCGCTTGAATCATCTAGAGCAGTATCGCAAAATACTACTAACACATTATCACCCGGCTCTATCGTGACGTGTTCAAGGACTAGGGCGTTAGAGATCATTGAGTACCCCCTCGGGGTTACATTCGCACGCTTTCTGATACTGTCATAACTCTCCACACGGGCAATTTCGGCAACTCTTACCTGTTCCTTGATTTCTCTTTTCATGTTGTTAAAAAACTCAACGATCACAAGGCAACAACCTCCATCTGTGTCACCCAGTTTTGGTCATCCCCTGAGTGATTGCCTTTTACAACGCGGAAATTCCCAAAAGCGGTGCGACTCTCAATCCGCAATAAACTGTCGGCTGTCAGTCTATGATTTAGCAAGCACTCAACATCATAATCAGCATCATCACTGTCTATATACCCCGGGGTACCGATTAGACCAGTATCAGAGTTGAGTAAAAACCCTGTTTCAGTTCCTGCGGATGGGGGGCGGATTAAGATAACTCCGTTTGTAATTGTCATTTTGCTCTTGCAATCTGCGACAATCTGGCTTAATGCTTGTCTCAGTTTTCCATGTACTACCTTACCATTTTTATATACAACATCTTGGGTGAGCCTAATTTCTCCGACCTCTAAACCAAAACCGCCTATAATATCCTTAATTACTTGCGATCCTTTGATACCTGGCTTAAAGGACTTTGACACCGTAGTGTTTAGCCACGCCTCTGCTCCGTCTCCTGCGGTTATCCTCGTTACCTTGTCAATGCCCTCCCAATCCGTGATAACTTTCGCCACATCTCCCATAAAGATTGTGCCTACATCCCCCTCGTATCCTGCATTTAGGACGATGCCGGAACCTTTTTTAATCCTTGCTATTGTGTCCTGTGCGAGATTGTATATTTTAATCTCTGCTATGTTAGGTTCGGGCTTATTATCAAAATCTACCCTAAAGTGTATCTCAAGAGGGTTTTCTAATGTCATTCCCCCTGTTAGTACCTGCACCTTGCGCTTCCAATTACTCATAACCTTCACCCTCTAAATATAAAAACACACTCTCGCCTAACTCATTCCACCCTACCCTGTCAGAATTTCCACTTAAATCAAGGGGGAGTATCTTCAAGTTTTGGATTTCGTTCTCGAATAATGGAGTGGCATAAACTATTTTTTCCCCTGCTACAACTAACTCATTTCCTCTATACAAATCTGCTGTAAAATAGTCATATTCAGAGTTGTATCTAATTTCAAATCCATATGTTACGCCAGCTAATTTAATCTCAAAACGATAGGGGATCGCGTTTTTATCAATGTCTATATACCATTCCATTTACGCATTCCCCCTTGGTTTAAATGTAAAATAGGGATCCTTCTTCTTCACCTGCTGTGTTCCTTTACTTTGTACCGACTTTGTTTGAGTGCTAGCCTCAGGAGTAATTGCAATCTGCACCTCTCGGACCTGAGTAATCCTTACTCTCCTGAGGGTAATATCAAACTCGAACCCGTCACTCACTCGGGCACTATGCCGAATTGTGAGGGATTCTATTACACCGTTTGCAAAGTTTTCTTTCCCGATATAGGTTAGTAGTTCTTTGTTATTCCTAAAGGCTATAAGTAAATCCTTTCTACGCTTTGCATCCTGCCCTACAATAACACCGCTAATGGGCAGACTATCAGGTTCAATGGAGACATGATCTGAGACATCTTGCCCTTCTTCAACAGCGTAAAAAGTCACACGATTATTCATCTCGTGTGACTCTGTTTTCACTGCATCAAATTCAATTTCTCCACTTTTTCCTTTGAGTATAGATAGCACATTATCACCCCGTTCTTATCGCTAACATTTCGAAGAAATCATTCATTAAGCCGGGGAAGTATTGTTCTAGCTTCGCCTTAATATCCTCACCATCTGCATCACCGTGAATGTGGATTTCGATCTGAGGGTTAAAGGTTACATTTCCGCCCCCTCCACCACCTCTGGGGGTATCTGGTACATTAGGGACAGGTATGTCAGGGATATCATCTTCCATGCCGATTTTAAGCCCTTCGGTAATATTTCCACCGTACTCCATCATGAGTTTTGAAGGAGAGGAAATCCCAAAGAAGGACTTGAATCCCCCTGCTATGTCACTTGCAAAACCCTTGACTGTATCGACTGCACTACCCCACAATTCCTTTATACCACCAATTAAGCCACTAACCAGATCCTTGCCCCATTCTTTTGCAGATTCCCATAGACCTCCGAATAGTCCTGTGAGCCATTCCCATTTTTCGCCTAGGAACGCGGTAACTTGATCCCAATTCTGCCAGAGAGCTATTCCTGCGGCTATGAGTGCGGTTATGCCGATAACTACCCATGTTATAGGGTTAGCCAATAAAGCTGCACTAAAGGACAACACGGAAGTAGTTGCAGGGATAAGAGAGCCAACACGGAAGAACTTAAAGACTTTGCCTAATGCTCCTATTCCTTTACCCACAAAGGCTGAAATTGGCCCTAGTGCCATCAATAAGGGCCCCAAATCTCTTACAGGATATAAGAAGTCACCTATAGACCACATAGCCATGTCTATCTTGTGTTTTAGTTGATCCCATTGAGTTAGGCTTTGAGCATTTGCGGCCGCAAGTTCCTCAGTTAATCCTTCGCTTTCTAATAGTTTCTGGTTCTGTTCTTCTAGGGCCTCTGACGTGACTCCTAACCCTCGCCAGAACTGATCTATATCACCCTCGGCATTTTGGATTGCCGATTGAAATGCCATGACCGCTCTTGGCCCTTTAATTCCTTCTGCCTCTAGTGCTGATAGTGCTACCGCAATTTCGTCAAAGGTTAGACGTAGTTCTCGGATATTGCCCTGCTCACGCCTCATTGTTCTGCCAAGATCGCCCATGCTTACAGTAGTCCCCATTGTGAGCCACGTTAAAGTATCAATATGCTCCGCAGACTCGGCCATATCTATATCTAATGCAGACAATACAGCGTGCATGGCCTTGATGCCCTCAGTCATATCTTTGTTTGTCGCAGTCCCGAAGGTATCAAAGACAGGTAGAATATCCTGAAATTCCTCTTTGGTCTCTACGCCCATTTTAACGAGTTCTTCCATGCTTGCGACATACCCATCCACATCCGAGGTGGCATCAGTCACACTAATAATCCACTCTCGCATCTCGTCTTTAGATACACCTGTTTGGGTTTCGACACGTCTTAATCCTGCATTTAGTTCATCTGCTCGCCCTGTAACTTTGTTTATTGCACCCCCTAGGGCTATACCCGCGCCTGTTAGGGCCATAAAACCCTTAGAGATTCCTAAAAAACCGTCTGTTTTCTTTCCTGCGGTTTCTACACTGTTTGAAAGGGTATCCATGTTCCCGGCCGCTTCGATTGCGTTATCTTTTAATTCGTCGACTGCACTATCTACTTGTAACAATTTGTCTGCCCCGGTATTAAACATGATATCCACTGCGAGACTTCGCAATGTATTCATAAGTTCACCCCTTTCAATATACAAAAAAGACTTCTGCCTTGTTATTTTCAAAGTTAGTAACCCCCTACAAGAGCAGGGGGTTATTTATTCTTAGGTTTCGATTTTTCTATGTGTATATCTAAGGCCGCATTAGCCTCCATCAATTCATCCCAAGTCATTTGAGATGCCTCAGTATAAGTCAAAACTCCGTTTGTAATCGGTCTCCAAAAAAACCAATGCTCATTTGCAATTTGTTTGTATTCTTCTCTATTCCTTGTCAGTGACTCCACGTTGAAATCGGATCGCGGATGTCACTACCTCCTCCAATTCGGCAACGTCAGTAAAATCATCTAGGGATTTTTTCGGTTCTACAACGATATGTTTTAAGACTTCGCCATACATTTTTTCTTCGATTGGTATTCCGTGCTTATTTTTACAACGATCTCGCATCCGTAGCCATTCACGAGGCAAAATTTTTTGAAACGTGTATTCAACGCCATTTATAGTGACTTTTTTCTGCTCCATAACAACCCTCCTAATCTAATTCAGGCACAACAAATATCCATTCACGGGAGCTAATCTCATCTCCATATTCAGAGTTAGGGGATTTCTCGATCCAGGCATCATTGCCGCCTCTGTTTTCTCCGAAGTTTTGATCAATTACCGCAACTGGGAAGGTTGACTTACTCTTTTCTAAGCGCTTTAAGTAAGCATTTGAGGGGCTATCCTGTTTAAGGGTCACGGTGATTTTCCCTAGTTTGTTAGCATTTTTTGACCGTGTTACCTCGCCCTTTGCCCCCACATGAGCGGTATAGTTTTCTTCGTCCTTCTCAACTCTTACAAATGTCCCATCCATAAAACCTGTCAATATAGTACCGTTCACAATGACGTTTACATCTTCCGGATCATATGTGTTTACACTCATTGTCATCCCTCCTAGAATCTTAAGATCACCCTCAGGGTAGCCTCGTGGATTGCACCGGCTAATACCGCCTCACAAACCACACCATTTAGTTTCCTCTTCGCTACATCATTGACAGGTACTTCCTCTCTCCTAGGTGCGGTTACAGTCCATTGACCGACTCCGTCATCATTACGAGCAATGATTCCCTGTGCTGTAGCTTGCTTCATTACACTTTCGCACTCGGCCACGATTAAAGCTATTCCGCTATTGTCATAGGGCACTTTAGGTAGTCTTATAAGCAATCCCATAACCTGCTCAACTAATCGGGCCTCGATAAAGTGCTGTGACCTAATTACGTCAATGTACTCTCCACTCGTTACCAATCCATCTGAGGACTGCAATACTCCTAACTTGCGGACATATGCATTGCCGCCATCTTTGTGTAGTTGCCCTAGCTCAGTTATTCCTATTCCAGATTCCGTTACTCCGTTGATGGTTTTAAACTTCCATGTGATACTTCCGGGGAGTTCGGGGGCACATCTGCCAACCCAACCCTCCGCAGGATATTGCCTTGGTTCACTGTGGTACATTATCACGGTTTTTTCAGACTCTAATTCACTGACAAGACTTAAGTTATCTGTTGATACAAAGTACAATTTATTTTGAGTGTCAATCCATGCTGACAGGGCTTTGATTTCGTTGTCTCCCTGCTGGTCACAAAGTAAGAAGTACCAGTCATTTTTAGTCTGCACTAACTCATTTAGTGCGTTGGTTAAGGTTTCTGGGGTCTCGTTATAATCAACCCCAACAATTGCAATCTTTGGGGGTCTTGGACTTTGTTCAAAAACTCTGGCTGCTATTTTATACGCCTCTGTGGTTTCGGCGTAGTCCTCTGCAACTCCCTCAATGCCTGTGTACTCTGCGTATTCCTTTTCTCCGTTTGTGGCTAGGATTAGGGGCATACCAAATCCTAATTGAGTAAGTGGTTGAGTTTCCCTAGTTACTATAACCTCAACATCTGTAATCATCTAATCACTCCTTTTCTGCCTTAAAAGGATTATTGTTCACTGTTCCGCTAACCTGTTTTATTTCTTCCAAGAACCGCTCTCTGCGGTCAGTAAATCTAATCTGCACATCAAATCCTCGCCTACGCTCGTAGTCGTCTACTAGCAAGGTATCGCGGTTCGTAATGTCTCCTAAGTTAACTACTACATAGCCCTCAGGTTTCAAGTCTCTTTTCCCTACAAACTGAAACCATCCGTGAGCCTTTTCCGCAAGCTCTATAGTTCCAGCAAAATCTTTTCCGTAAGCAGTTACGCTCAGGGTAAATGTCGACTGTGATACATAGATTTGGTTTATGTCCTCGGGTAGTGGCTCATATTCGACATATCCGCTTGTCGGACTGTATTGGACAATTTCATTTATACCTATATAGGGGTAGGGAGGTCGTGGGGCAGATTGATTAGTAAATATGACAGGCTTGTTTAGATAAGCCGATAATCTAGTAATGATGTCACTCGCCCGCATTTCCTTCCCTCCTGCCTATATAAACTTTCAAGCCTTTCCCATAAAAAGAAAAATCGCGTTCACCTGTAATGGTGTAACGCTGTTCCTCTATCAAAATCTTATCTCCGTCTTTTAGTTTTCGATAAGTGAATATCTTTCTATCATTGTCTGTGTAGGTTCCAGCCTCACCGAATTGCAACACATCATCATTAAAGGGTACTATTGCGGCACTAAAGGGTATTAACTTCTCTGTGCCCGGTACCCATACACCGCCCTCATACTTTCCTTCGGTTTTTACTTCGTGGTGAATAGTCGTCATGTATGCTTTCAGAAAATGCCTAAAATCCATTACTTTTTCACCACCCTAAAGCCTATAGCATCCCTAAGTGCTCCTGTTTTAACCAGTTTCACATCTTCAACATTAGAGCGAATCTTTTCAGAAGCAAACTCCCCCAACGCTTCCCGGGCTTCATAGGCGGTCAATTCTCCTTGTAAAACCCCATCAACTAGCTCTATTGCTCTTCTTTCTATGGCGCTTTTATTTTTATCGAACCCTGTACGGAGATAACTTCTTTCTGGAATGGTTATTTTTGTTGTTTCTTTTTGCAATGGCATTCCTTGTGCCAAAAACCAGTCTCTCATCTTATCAGTGACCTCTATGTCTATACCAAACTCATGCACCCAGCCTATGGTGTACATAATATCTCCGCTTGGCATATCAATCCCTAGCCTTACCTTCCGATAATCTAGAGAGCGTATTTGCTTAACCAAATCAGGGATGCGGTTCACATCTTTAACACTCAACTGTAAATCATCTCCCTGTACGGGTCGATAAGTGCCAAAACAGCAGGGGGAGCAGGGATCATTCTATCTCCATGTGTCTGCACGGCGTAATTCTTCTGACCAAGCCCGTCTATACGCTCACTTGCTACCCCGATATTGCCGCCAAGGTTCCATCTATACGTTGTCCATAGAATGCAAGCATCCTCCACATCATACGGGAGCCTGGGCTTATCAGGATCGGGATTGTCGGGGTCGTAGTCTTTGGGCAGGGTAAACTCCTCGCTGAAGTCACGTCTGCAATACGTTTCTATAGCATCACTGGTCGCTTTGATCATGCGTTTAATGGTATCGTCGTCGGTTGTATCGTCTAGTGGTATATTAAGTTGCTTTTTCACCGTCTCCACTGTTGTTAGCATCCTTCTTACGCCCCTTTCTGGTGGACGTGGTTTCCTTTGCTGGTGGTGCAGTTGCTGTCTCTGGCTCATTATCTACCTCGGTTGGAGTAGCAACCCCAGCTTTGACAAATAGTTCAGCTTGCTTTTTGGGCAAGTCAACCTCACTACCATAAGCATAACTAAATTCTTTGGACGCGATTGAAGTTAAAAATCTTATTTTCACTCTCTCACCTCCACAAAAAAGAGAGGGCTATTAACCCTCTCTTACTCCCCACCAACTAAAGTAACAACTGCCTCTGGTAAAATTAGCTTTCCATCTGTTCTCATGAACATACGGAAACCAATTTGACCATTAGCAGCATATAACTCTACTAAACGCTGAATACCAATAGATTGACGATCCGCAATCCAGTAATAGCTAAAGTCTCCAAAAGCAACAGCTTTATTTCCTGTACCTAGCTCTGGCATAAATCTGGAGACGGCAACGGGACGGCCTAAGATGCGGTCAGGTTGACCAGCTTGCAAACCAGGTTGCCAAATATATTGACCGTCATTATCTTTCAGTTTGCGAATAGCTAATACCGTAGAATCGTGTAGCATCCAGGTAGCTCTAGCACGGTACGGTACTCTCAGTGCATGGAATAAATCCATCAACTCATCACTAGCTACTGCATTACCAACTGCTGAGGTAACCCCAGTTTGTGCATCGTTAAGGAATCCAGTTGGTTGACCAGTCCCAGTACCAGCAATAAACGCTTTTTCCTCGGCATCCCCAAAAGTACGGCGGAAAGTGTCCACTAAAAACGCTTGAATATCAAACATACTGTCATTCAGCAACTCTTCCGTCACTCTCGTGATTCGAGCCAGTTTATGTGCTCCGAGAGTAGCACGGCCAAACTCTGCGTCAGACTCTGGATAGTTAGCTGACTCCCCGATCCACTGTGCTTCTCCACGGTCTACCACGATTGGTATTAGACGATCACCAGATCCAGTCTGGATAGTTCTAGCTAATCCGCGCATGACGTTTTGCTCAGATAATGCTTCCACTAGTTCATTATGGTACTCATCTGGTACCAGGTAACCACCTTCTGCATCCTGACCTATATTGAGAGCTCTCACTTCGTCAGGGAACATCCCGCTATGAGAGCGCCTCACATAAGACTCAAAGGCTTTGCGGTATTCCTCTGTAGCTCTTGGATTGGTGCGTTGTTCGCCCTCTTGTTGCGGATCGTCTTGTCCACCAGCTTGAGGTTCTCCACCAAAGACACCTTCCAGTCCTGCTGCTCTTTCCTCGTTCTTTATTTTTAGCTCAAGGGATTCAATATCTGCATCCATCCGTCTAATCTGTTCGATTTCCTCTTGAGTTAAAGAGCGTTTTTCTTCTTCTTCCTTGGCGTAAATCTCGCGAATATCATCAATTAACTTTGCACGTTTAGCACGTAACTCTTGAATTTTTGTCATACTCATGATTAATCATCCTTTCTAAATCGCGTATTTTTTAGCAATAGAGTCAAGGAACTTTCTGGCTTCTTCCTTCTCTTTGGTTAAACCTTGTAACATCTCAATGGTGGACTTTATAAAACGGCAGTCCTCATCGGTAAGCATATTGTTTTGTGCCCTCATTAACGCCCCAGCCAGCTTGTCATAATCAATGCCCTGCTCGGTCAGCACGCTTCTAGCATTTACCGATGTTGCTGGGTAAGCCGGGAACGGTGTCGGGCTGATCTCGATCAGGTTCACATCGACAAGCGTGCGGATCGGTCCTTTCTCGTTCGAGCGGTCCCACTCGTCCTTGTTCACGTTGAACCCAAAAGAAACACCATCCACGTCTTTGCGACGGACGGCGATTTCAGCGTCACGACCCCAGCTGTTATCCGGGAGCTCAAGCTCGAAACGAAGACCCTTGTCGTCCTCCTCCAGCTTCAGCGTCCCGCCTTTGGTGCTCCCGAGCGGGAAATCCGAATTATGATTCCATAGCGCTTTGATGTTGTTTTTTTCGAGCGACTTTGCAAATGCGCCCTTGCGGATTTTTTCCCGGAAACCAAAAAGAGGCACCGACAGCTTTTCAAAAACCGCTGCGTAGCCTCTCAGGATGGTGGGCTTCCCTTCTTCGCTTCGTACTTCCATATCCTCGATCGGAAAATTACGTCGTTCTAGTTTCAAAATCTCACCTCCCTATCAATCCGCGACTATGACACAAGTGCAACCCAAATGAAGAGGCGGATGAAACGCAGGCTTTCTGATCCGCATCGTTCCATCCTCGCTGTCCAGGACATCATCTCTACCTACAAAGCTCTCCTCAATGCCCACCACCTGCCCGTCAAGCTCCGTGCAGTACGGACAACTGTTCCCGCCGACATTGATCCAGCGGAGATACATCACGCCGGCGGCCGCAAAAGCTATCCGAGCGATCGCACCGCTGATCTGCACTGTTTCGTTCATGGCGACTTTTCCAGGCCTGCGCTCTTCCCATTCCTCCATCCGCTCATCAATTAAGTCCTCCGGGTCAAGCCCTTCGTCGAACGCCTGACGGACAAGAGCGCGCAACTGTCCCTTCGACGATTCCGCGTAACGGGTTGCGAACGTCTCCAGGTAATCGTTCATAAATTTTCGGGCTTCCTCGGGCATTTTTTTGCGTTTGCCAACTTCCGAGGACGCTTCTTCGTAGATGATCTCCGCCAGCGCCAGGAACATCGGCTTCATTCGCTTTTTCAAGTCCTCGTTGTCGCGGTAGTATTCTTCGAGCCAAAGCTCGAACGTTGCCGCATCACGCTCGCCGAGATGCCGCCGGACCGCTTCCCGGATGTCCTGCGTCTCCTTTTTTAGATGCCGCTTCATGGCATTAGAAAAGACCCGCTCATAACGTTTAGCGAGTCTTGAACGGTTTCGTGCGCTTCGTATCTGGCGCTGTTCTTTAGTTGTGGCTTCAATTCGTCTTAAGTGGCGTTTTGTTCGATCGTCGATGCTGTCTAAATCTTCTAGCGGATCAGCGCTGTCCATCTCCTCGGCGTTGATCATGTTGAGCGGCGCCCAATAAATGTCGCCAGCCGGACCGATCGGATTCATATTCTCCATGCGCCTGATATCATTGCTGGAGAGCCAACCCCACTGTTTTCCGATGGCATAAGCATTGTACCTTGCCTGCATATCACCGCGGAGCAAAGCATCAACCATAAACTCTGCATAATACCGGTCTTGTTCAAACTCGGGAATGATCTTCCAATGTATGGTCTGCTCCCATAGCGAAAGCCAATAAAGCAGTGTGTCGGTGTAAAATTCCAACCCCTGATGCTCAATGTTGCTAAATGTTGCATTTGTCAGATCGCCGATTTTGTGCGGTGGTACTTGGAATATCGCTGCCATTTCAGTTCGCTGAAAAGCTCTAGTTTCAAGAAACTGCGCATCTTCCGGCGGAATTCCGATCTGTTGATACTTCATGCCTTCTTCCAGAATCGCCACGCGATGAGCGTTGTCTAATCCTTGGTGGATTTCGTTCCACTGCTTACGTAATCGTTCGATCTGTTTTTCGTCTTTCAACTTACCGGGATGTTCTAGCACTCCGCCTGGTTTCGCCCCATTTCCGAAGAACCGCGCTCCATACTCTGTCACAGATAAACCCATTCCAATTGATTCACGGAAAAGCTGTACGACGGATTTCCCAACCAAACCATCGCCGCCGGGTCCGACAAGATGCAAGACCTGCTCGCTACGTAAGATCACCTCACCACCGTTTGGTAGCGCCACGCGGTACCGGATACTCCTCTCGGTTTCATCCCGCTCCACTTTAACTCGATTTGGCGTGATCGGCCAGAGTGCTACTGGATACCCCGTTGCGCCATATTGGATTTCCGCGTAAGCATTACCCCATGTAAGTAAATTCGATGTCATCACGTCGCGAAAGGATAGCGCCGTCATTTCCGGGTTTGGTTTGCTGTTGAGTAGCCGATACAATGGATGATCTGCCGCCCGTCGTCGCCCCTCGTCCGTCCGCTCATACAAGTGCAGTGGCAAAGAAGCTACTGGTTTCGCGATCGCTCGCACACAAGCCCAAAATGCCGTATACGTCATGGCTGATTTTTCGTTCACAATCGCGCCGGACGCAGTGCGGCGACCGCCGAACATATCGATGAGCCACCTTTCCGGGTTCGAAAGCGACGACCTCACTGCAAACCATATTCGTTTCAACAAGTTCACAACTCAGACACCCCCCCCCCCTTCACAGAGTTATGAATCCGCGATCCTCGTAGACGGAATCCGTATCCTCGTTAAGCATGGCAACAACCATTGCGTTGACCATCGCCACAAGACCGTCGATCCGTTCTATGCCTTTTCCTTTCACGGGCCTGATGTTTTCATTTTCATCCGACTTGATCTGGACGTTGTCAATGTTCCAGCGCAAGACCGGGTGCCCGCTATGTGCGATCTTCTTTGACCTGACCAGCGTTTCAATCTCCTTCATGGCCGGAGACATAGTGCGATATCCCTGCCGCACCTCGACCATTTCCAGGCCTTCATCCTGCAGTTCAGTCGCTGGCTGCATCGCGTTCCATGGGTCAAATCCGATGAGTTGGATATCGAAGCGGTTGCGAAGTTCCAGAATCTCTTTTTTGATGAAGCGGTAGTCGATCGCATTACCAGGCGTCGTTTTCAAATAGCCTTGCTGCGCCCAAACGTCGTACTTAACTTTATCACGCTCCACCCGTTCCGGAATGTTATCCTCAGGCATCCAGAAACGTGGAATGACAACCCATTTCCGGTTAATCTCATCAGGCGGGAATAGAAGCACAAACGCCGTCAAATCTATTTTTGAAGACAAATCAAGGCCGCCGTAACACGGGCGACCTTCCAAACGTTTCAAATCAATTTTGTCTTTGCAATGATCCCAAAAATCAACTGAGAGCCATTTGCTTGTTTTAATTCGCTCCCACGAATTGAGCCGGAGCCAGCGGAAGTTTTTCTCTTTCGTCGGATTGCCTATGGCGCGGGTAAACTGATCCTCAACTTTTGACTCCTCGATGGTGTGACCAATGGACGGGTTCACTGCCTTCCATACGCGCCGATCCTGCCAGACCTTTTGCCATTCCTTTTCATCTTCGATGTCTGCCTCGATTGTTTCCCATTCACGACCTTTCCAGATACGCTTGTTCTCGCGATCCAGACCGTACACCATTGCGTAAAACGTCGGGTCTTGTTTTCTTCCCGTTAGCACATCTATAGCCATTTGGTGGACTTCCCAGCCAATGCTACCGCGATCTGGGTCATCGCCGGCTGTCGTAAGCGCGATTACAAGCGGCTGTTCCCGCGCGTCCCCCGCACCTTCCGTCATAACGTCCCACAAGTCGCGTTTTGGCTGCGCGTGCACTTCATCGAAAATAACACGGCTCACATTCAGCCCGTGCTTGCTGTACGCCTCTGCTGACAACACCTGATAAAAGGATTGCGTCGGCAGATATACAAGGCGCTTCTGCGAGAGAATGGGCTTGATATGTTTTTTCAGAGCCGGGTTTTGCTCAACCATCGCCACGGCCACATCAAAAATAATACTTGCCTGTTGGCGGTCGCCAGCACATCCATAAACTTCGGCTGCCCACTCATCATCAGCACATAGTCCCTGTAATGCTAAAGCTGCTCCAAGTTCTGATTTTCCTTGTTTCTTGGCAATCTCAATATAGGCCATATTGTACTGTCTTTTACCGTTTTCGCGTACAGTACCAAAGATATCCCGTAGCGCTTGTTTTTGCCACGGCAAGAGCGTAAACGGTACTCCAGTCCATTTACCTTTGGTGTGCTTTAGGCTCCGGACAAATTGTATCGCCCGATCAGCTTTTGTCTGGTCAAAGTACATATCACTTCACCCCGGACAAAAGGCCTTCCATCGGATCGGGTTCGTCCACCGGCTTAACCTCCATGCGGGTGCGGGATGCTGGCGTCAGGCCAAACTCGGTACAAAACGATTTGATATTCTTGCTCGCCTTTTCTGCGATCGCAATCGCCGGATGCGGCACCTCATTCTCTGCGCCTTGTGTGTTGACGTATGTGACGGTGAGTTTCTTATGCTCTTTCAGATGTGCCTTCAGCTCCTTGGCTGCCTGGACGTAGATTGCCCACCACTGACAGTAGTTTGCAAGCGCCGCCCCGTCGACTACAGTGAGCAGACCGATTCGCTCCAATTCCGGGACAACCCGCTCCCACTCTCTCTTTGCCTCCCCTGTCAACCAGGAGGGTCGTTTCGGAGCAAGAGGTTTTGGCTTCGGCTCGTTCTGATTAAGCGGCCGTTTCCCAGGATTGCCTTCCAGGACTTTCAACACGGTCGGTTTTGGCGGCCTACCACGAATAGACATCGTCATCAACTCCTTTCCAAGGGGACTTGCGAATTTCGCGAAAGTTTGCGCGAAGCTGGGGGCGCGGTCACGTGTCGTAAAGCTGTAGATTTTGAGACCCCCTTACCCCTGACGTCTCATTGCCCACGTCTCCTTGTCCTCCGTCGCCCGCTTAATGTTGTGGCAACGGTCGCACAACGCCTGGTGATTGTCAGTGTCCCAAAACCTCTGATCATCCGCACCCGTCACCGGCACGATATGGTCAACCACAGTAGCCGGCTCCAGCTTCCCCTCCTCACGGCACCGCGCACACAGCGGATGCTGTTTCAAAAACCACTCTCTATACTTCCTCCACCTGTATCCATACCCTCGTTCTGCTGACGATCCGCGCCAGCGATCATATGCCTGATTCCTCTGTCTCCGATGCTCGTCACAATATCCCTTCTCAACCAGTCGTCTGCACCCCGGATGATTACAGGGCTTTTTCGGTTTACGTGCCATCCGCTCTCACCCCATGCCTCACCTGCCTAATGGATCCCCGCTTTCTAACGTAGGCATCATGACGCATCAATCTTTCGATCTCTTTATGTGCCTTGTCCTGGTCTTCGCTCTGATCTATGTAAATCCAGGACATAAGCAGTGCGTATTCTTTAGGCTGTTTCTTCCTAAGGATTTGACCAATGGTCATGATGATTCACCTCGCTCCTAAAAATGGGCAATAAAAAAAGAACCGTGCCTCAAGAAGGGCGCACGATTCAATTCTTATGATAAGGTCAATCCATGTATTTGTCAAGCTTCAGATATCAGTCCAAGGATCTTCATATGCCAAATTGCCCTTTTTATCTTTTTTACTTCTGTTTCTGCTTCCTCCGCCCCTCTTGGGACCACCAGCAGGAAGAACTTCAACCGAGTGGATATCGGGCTGAGTCGTTGCCCCCCACCAGTTCCAAAATACGTCTTCATCGCAATACACTAAGTGTTTTATATTACCTGAGTTGAGTTTTATCGCTTGCTTTGCCTTCTCGCTGGCCTCTGCCACAACTTTGCGAGACTTCTTATCCTTGATCCGCTGATCTTCCTCAAAAAACTCTTGGATCTCTTCACTTGATGCTATAGGTATTTTCTTGAGAGGTTTCTTTTTCTTGCTCTTCCTCAATCCAGCTCACCTCCTGCGAATAAGACCTAGATTCTATTGCATCTGCAATATTTTCTGAAATAGCGACTAAGCACGGAAAGCCAACTATTATTAAGAAAATCAATACAAGGGCAGTATTACCACTCATCTCTATTCTCCTTCCTCCGACTTGTCTCCCCATAACAGTTTTGCAATTTCAACTTTTTTCTTTAACTCATTTACCTCTTTTTTGGCGTAAGTTAAAGAGTAAGAGTGTGTTCTCTCTATTGAGCCATTTTTTAATCCTTCATGGTAAGCAATTGCCTTTTCTAGTTGTTTTGAAAAATATTTAAGGCTTTCCGGCATAGCAAGCGTTATTTCATTACCTTTGTTTTCCCAGTATTCAGCCTTTTGCTCTGCCTCTTTCGCTTTTTCCGCAAACTCTACGCTTTTTTCCATGCGATTCCAGTTTCTTTCAATCAAGGCTCTGTGTCTTTTCTCGCTGTGATGTCCGACTTTTATCGGTTCTCCCAAGGATAGAAATTCTTTACCTTCCTGGGATGCGTTATAATATTCATTTCTTTTGGTCATGCGACTTGCGGCCTGTAGTTTATACCGTTCTGCTTTTCTCTGTGCATATGTTTGATCTTCAACCCGTACGATTGAGTAAAAATACTTCTCATCATTTTTCCCGACTAAGTTCCAAACCTCACATTCAACTGTTTTTCCATATTTTGTTTCTAGTTCAATGATTTCTCCTTTTTCGTGTTCTTCGCCACACTCCGCTACCCACACATTAGGGCAATATTTCTTAAATCTATTCATTCCCTACACCAACTCTCTCCCGCAATGCGGGCAATAATTTGGAATTTGCTCCCTTTTGTAGTCAAGCCCCGGTTCATTTGCAGAAAAACAATCTCCGTAAAATGTCCATCCGCAACCGTTACAAATTAGAATGCAGATGCTTACCGGCTCTTCCCAGCTATCACAGTCTACGGTTGCTTCGCCGTACCAGGCATAGCTACATTTTTCTTTCTTCTCTAGTGTCAATCTAGGTTTTCCAGCATCGGCCTTAACTGATTTGTCAAAACCAGGACCACAATTTTTATTCATACAACCTCACTCCTTACTCTCTCAAGTCTCGCTTTCAATGCATTCAACAACCATGATATAGCTCGCCTTTATATTTCAGCAGTTTCATTAAAACCTCTCTCCCATGCCTTATAAAGTTTAAACCACTTATCTGCCGGCATAGTAATTAACCACTTATGCCGATTTTTCCTATGAGCTACGATAGGGATTTTTCCTTCTCCAGCATCTCTAATGGACTGGGCCATGGCTTTATCTATACTCAAAGCTTCAACTCGTTTCACTTCGACGTGGATTCCGGGGAGCCCCACGATATCTTCCCCTTCGATCCCCGAATATTGCTGGCCGCGTCTAGCATCACCATAGCCATGCTGTCTACATAATGCTGCGAACTCTAGTTCACCTCGTTTACCTTTATTGCGACTATTAACCATCCCTCGTCCTCCTAATCAAAAAAGTCTATCTTGTTTTACAGATACATCCTTAGGTCTTGATTCAAAAAATCCCTCAGGCAACGTCTCTTCCGTCACCTTGCCAAATCGAGTCAGTTTCAGAATCCAAATTAACTTATCCTTCATAGGATCCAAATATTTTAATTTGATTTCATCCCACTCACTCTCGGTCCATTCCCCAGCGAGGAGCCTAAAGCTTGTTTTCGTCAACGTAAGCCCTCCACCACCACACCGGATTCCGTGCAGAATATAATACAGTGGCTTCGTGAAGTGCCAGGCATTCCAAAGAATATCTTCCCAGTACTGGTGATCTACAGCAATATCTTTTCGCGGGTCAATGGAACCATAAATTCTCCGTGCCTCTTCGAAATCATCTTCTTCTGGTGGAGTGAATGGAATAGTGCTTATTTTGGTAACTTGATTAGAGTCTGATTCAATCATTTCCATATACTTACTCATGGGCCCACTCCTTTCCTAAAACCTTTCGGTTTCCGAAAATGGGACAGCCAAATTTTCCCTGTCCCATTGCTGTCCCATACCCTGTCCCATACTCAAACCTTTATGCCACAAGGTTTTCATGGGCTCATGGGACAGTGGGACAGCAGATTCGCCAATTTGCCTATTATCTTTTTTGAATACTAAATGCGTGATACTTTTACGCGCAACCCTAAATTTGCTGGAAGTTGCATTTTCGCTGTCCCACTGTCCCATACATTCCGCAAACCCTTGGTACAATTGGCTTTGACAATGGGACAGGTATTAATTTTTAGCTGTCCCATTGCTGTCCCATCTGTCCCAATTTCGGTTAACGAAATAGTTTTAATAAACTTCTTCGTCCGTCTCATGATTGTGTCCAAGTTCATCCAGTGAGTCAGCTATCTCTTGAATAATTTCATTTGCTTTGGACAAATCGATAACAGCAACTCTTCGCCGAACCTTACCGATGTAAAATCGGTGGGAAGTATCTAAACAATACGGTTCTTCCTTGAGATATTTTGTAATAGATTGGAGGTCAAATGGCTCGCGACCTGTACGCTTTCTGTAATAGACACTCCACTCACTGTATACACCCTGTAGCCATATATAGAGCTTGTTGTCCTCAATCTTCATTTGCTTTAACCCGAGCTCATGGGAGCTTATCATAGTGTTCACGTCGCTCCAGAACTGGTTAAGCATATGGTCCTCTTCACCTGTTCGCTTAATCTCCTGGCAGCTCTGCTCAACCCATTTGATGAAACCTGCATCTTCCATCACAACAGAATCAAATGCGGCCGCACAAATTGCCCAGTTTTCAGCTGTTCGGTCTGTTATACCACGCTTTACAAGCGCACTTTTCAGCTCCGCAATATTGGTTAAGATTCTATCCTTATACAAGTCATAGTTCTTAATAAGGTGTAAGGTCAGATAACTAAAATATTCACTTGACCGATTGATCCATTCATAGAATTCTCGATTACGCTTGTAGGCACTAATCTGTAAGGGAATGCACCGGGTAAAGAGCCCATTATCCTTGGGTAGCTCTTCCCCAGATATAGCTATTGTGGAGTGAACTGAAAAACCTTTTGTTTGGAAAGCTGTAGCTGTCCCTTTACCAGAGACTTGCCGATTATACGCAGACCTAAAAAGGCCATCTTTTTCAATTACACCCGATTCATTCCGGTACTCATCAAACCAAGCTCCTAAACTACTCCAGTAAGACAAGGCCCGGGCAATAAAGTTGGCAGTAGTTGTCTTCCCAATACTAACCCCCTCAGTCTCAATGCCGAAGAAGGCCATAACCCAGCGCATAAATGTTGTTTTCCCTGATTCCCTTTTCCCATGGGGAAAGAGTATCGGCATACATTTATACCTAGCAAAGATGTCCCTGCTGAAGATCGTAGCTATCACCCAACCTATAGCAATATAAGCTTCATAGCCACCAACAGAATGCTTCATCCTCTCGGCAATATCTTGGATATTTATCTCCTTTTCGCTTAGGTGCGGAATAGAATCCTCAGCAATCCTGGAATCAGAGGCTACGCTAAAGCTTTGGGGCTTAAACCCTTTACCCTCTACCCAAATAATTCCGTCATTGTCTGGCCTATAGATCTTTCCATTCTTGATGGCCATGTTCCCGAAGAGCCACACCTTATGGGCATCAATCCACCCAATCTGCTCGGGCATGTAGATAAGTTCTCCATCATTGTTTAAGAACTCATACTCCCAAATGTTTGTGAGGTCCGAGCCACTTCCTTTAAATACGTAGTTTCCCTTGCTCAGAACGAATTTTTTAAAGGCATCTGCTGCTGCCATGGCACTTGCCTCAATCGGGAACACATCTGACACTTCGCCATAGGTATTAACGAGTTGGACATTGCGAATCACATTGTCCTGGGTAAAAAAGTTAGACTTAATATTTATCACAAAATTGCTAATTTCTTTGTCATATTCTTGCCCGTTAGGCCCTAGGACGGTAACGATATACTTATTAAACTCTCTCTTTACATTCTTCTTAGAAAAGTGCTTAGCAATCTTCTTTTTAACCACGCGCTGCGCTTCTTCGTCTAATGATGAGAGGAACTCCTTATATGTCTTAGCATTCTTGATAACTCTCCTAATTTCGGCAGCCGTCCGCCCCTGGGCCAGAGCTCCATCAAAGTCTATTTTGCCATCAACTCGCCACTCCGCTGGTAACCATCCAATAGTGGTGATAAATCCTGCTTGGCGAAGCTTATAGGCCATCATGTAGGACCAGTACTGCGTATCGTAACGCTTGTGTAACTCTGGCTTGAAGTTTGAGAACTCCGGATTCCCTTTTTCCTCAGAATCGTAGATGACGCAAACCTCTTTGACATCAAACTCCTGTAAAAGATGAACTAGACGATCAAAGTTCTTTTCTCCAAAACTACTGATCCCCGGACCTCCTATACCTGCAATACCCCAAGCTGAGAGTGCAACTGCCTTAAATTCACCCTCAGTTAACACAATTTTCCTTGGGCGATTTCTAAGCAAATATCTGCAATATGGTTGAGCAGGTACACCAGAGAATCCCAGCTTGTGTGGCCGTAAATGGTATATATGCCCTTCTTCATCCAGGTAAGGAATTAGTATTCGTTCCTCAAGGAGTTGCTTCTCTGGGAGCAGAGTCCCGTTCACATTGCGGAGGATTCCCGCTTCGAGAAGTTTGTCCTCTGCATACTCCCCCCGGAGCTGCTCTATAACTTCTCGCATATATTCCCCGCCACTACGGAACTTGAACTCCTCAATCATGGCATCTGTGAATCCACGCTTACTTTTTAAGCTTTCACGATCTTCTAGAGTGAGACGAGCTAGTTCGATGAGCCTTTCATAAGGATGCTTGATATTCTCCTCGGCATTTGATAATTCTCCGTCCTTTGATACTTTTAATTTACTTGTCTTTTCTAAAGTAACATTATTTGGCGAATACTGAACATCATCTTCTATATTCAAATACCGCTTTATCTCTTTGATCGCATCTCCATTGCTTATATTGTGAAGCTGGGCCAAGAATGTAATCTGATTTCCACTTCGCTGACATCCAAAGCACTGCCACAACCCCTTCTGGAGATTAAGATTGAACTTCTTTTTCCTACAGAAAGGACACTCTCCTTCAGCTTTATTCCCCCTTTCTTTGGATGGAGTAAACCCATAAGTTTTAAAAAAGTGCGTATTATCTATTCGATTGATGATTTCATCTAGGCTTAAATTCAAGCTATCACCACCTTAAGGGGGAGGAGCAGGATCGCCTGCTCCTGTTATTCTTATTTCCCTGATACCAATAATCGTTCTTTTAGCATTGTGTTCCGAACTTGTTTTTCCTTATTGTCTAAACACCGCTTCACGGCACTCTCTTGGCATACCAACACCAGTTTATTCTTTGCACGAGTTATCCCAGTATAGAAAAGATTCTTTTGCAGCATGATGAAATGCGACCGCATCACGACCATGATTACTAAGGGAAACTCAGAGCCCTGAGACTTATGAACTGTCGAAGCATAGGCCAGGGTTAGGATATTCAAATCATCCCCTGTAAAGGTGACATGCTCTCCATCAAGATCCACCACAATACTTCCACTGTGAATCGATTTGACAATCCCCAAATCCCCATTGAAAACCCCGAGGTTGTAGTTATTCTTAATGACCATTACCTTATCGCCAAGCCTAAAGAATCTATCCTTTCCGACTTTTTGCTCCGGTTTAGTAAAGCAAGGTGGATTAACAATTTCACGAATAACCTCATTTAGATTGTCCACTCCAACTGTGCCTTTCTTCATCGGAGCCAACACTTGAAAGTCCATAATACCTAATCCTGCTTCTTTGGCTTGCCTAACCTCGTCCTTAATGCTCTCCAGTGCTTTATCTAGATCATCACTCAAGATGGTTTTCCAATCGTTTTCATCGTCATACAATCTGCACTCACTCAACTCTGCAATACGCGAAGCCTCTAATGCAATCCGACTTCCCGATGCCTGACGGTAGTTAAACTTAAGCCTGGTTGTAATAACCTTACGAGATTCAATAATATCCTCTAGTACTTTACCCGGACCAACACTCGGTAGCTGGTCAACGTCTCCCACAAGTACCATGACCATATCATCAGGAACCGCCTCAAATAAGCACTTAGAAAGAGAAATATCGTTCATTGAAAACTCATCCACTATGAGAAGTCCAGAGGGTAGTTTGTTATCACGGTTATACATGAATCCACCTTCAAACGGGTTATATCTCAAAAGTCGATGTTCAGTCATAGCCTCAATTCCTGTTGCCTCAGTCATTCTTTTTGAAGCTCTTCCTGTAGGAGCAGCCAGCATAATATTATGATTCTTGGCAATCCGTTTATAGGCTTTAATGATCCCATTAACTACTGTTGTCTTACCCGTACCAGGACCTCCAGTGACTACAGATAAAGACTTTCTAAATGCGTTGATAATTGCTTCCTTCTGTTCCTTGGCATAAACGATGCCGTCCTGCTCTTGAATCTCTTCAATAATTTCCTCTATTCTCTGGTACTCTTCAGACTCGTAATACTTCCCTTCCGTCTCTGCAAGCCTGAGAATATCCTGGGCTAGAGTAACCTCTTCCCTATACATTGAGGCAAGATATATGGCATCCCCTTCCCGGGTAACTACTCCCCGTTTTTCAAGAGTCTCAAAGGCATCCTTGATGTTCCCAACACCGATCATGGATTCTTTCCCAAGAAGCTTTTTGAGCTCGTTCACCGTATCGGTTGGTTTTAGAAAAACGTGTCCATCATTTCCTGCCTCTTTCAGAGCATACTGATAGGCAGACTCAACCCGATACGGTGAATCGGGAGAAATCCCAACAGAGCGACCAATCCTGTCTGCAACCTTGAACCCTATTCCATAAACTTCATCAGCAAGTATATAGGGGTTTTCTTTTACGATTTTTACCGCATCAGCTCCATACTCTTTGTAGATACGTGTAGCTGTGCCAATTCCAACTCCTTCACCGCAAATTAGTGCGGATAACTCGGCCAATTTAGTGTTCTGCATCAAGCCAGATGTAATCTGTTCACATTGCTCCGAAGACAAAAACATGAATTGATTCAGCACCCCAGGGTCATTGATGATCTTCTGCAAAGCATCTTCTCCTAAAGTATCCACAATCTTTTTAGCCTTCGCTTGCCCCACTCCATAAGCCAATGTTGCCAAGTAGGATATTGCTCCCTGTTTTTCCTTGGGAAGAATTACCTCTGCCTTTGAGAAAGAAAACTGTTTTCCGTATTGTTTATGCTCCGTCCATTTACCATGAAACTCATATTCATCCCCCACCCTTACTGCAGCTAAATTGCCAACTACAGAGCAATATGGATTTACGTCTGGGGAAACGTCCCGGGGCTGAACTACGAGTACAGAATAACCATTTTGAGGGTTGTGAAAGCGAATCCCGGTCACTGTTCCAGCTAGAGTTTTTAGCTCGGTTGGGGCTTTTGATTTAGTGGCTAATCGAGTCATACCACAACCCTCCCCAGCTTCTCCCGAGCCTCGCCGATCCGACGCAAAGCCTCATCCTTGACCTCAGGTCTAATTTTCTCCCTGGAAGCAATGCTATCAACGATCTCACGAACCTCCATAAACTTGGCTTCACCCTCATGGCTTAGGCTCTCGAAGAAAGACTCAAGCCAGTTCTCATGCTCTTTTTTATCGACAATAGCTTCACGGTCAAGAACTTCCTCGGCTGGCCTAGCAGATTGAAGGGGGATCAACTCTGCTTCAAAATCAGTCTTACTACGAATGGTCAGAAGAGCAACCTGGACAGTCCGTTTCATCTCCGCTTCACTGGCCGACAACCGACACAGAGCCCCTGGATTGATGAAGAGCTTGCCATCCTTTCTGCGAATGACACCAAAGCCTTCATGATAGTGCCCTGAAATAATGATGTCTGCATCTGTTTCAACCTGGTCGATAAGAGTGTGACGCATAGGGAAGGTTGGAGGGGACGCTAGGAGCATGGAGTGGACTACATGGATTACTGGATACCCATCTGCATACGGTTGACCAGCGATATACTGATTAAGTCCCTCTGATGTATCTGTTTGATAGTCAAAACCACAACCTGTAATAAGTGCAGAAGGTATTTCAAATGGAGAAGTCGACTCCTTTACTTCAAAATCATAGTCTTCGAGATCATGTAAATATCCAAGCTTTGTCAATAAACCATATGGTGTTCGAGAAATAGCTCCTTTATTTCCAGCGGGTAGGTCATGATTACCTGATATAGCTAAAACTTCAATCCTGAATTTTTGTTTGCAGGTTATTAAGAAGTCTGCCAACCTCCCAATGGTATACAGGCTAACGCTAGAAGAATCAAAGACATCTCCAGGAATAATGATCGCATCAACCTCGTAATCTCTGGCAATTTGGAAAACCTCATATAGTTTGGTCAATATAGCTTCGCTATAATTATCTTTTCTATTACGAGGATTCTCTCCCCGGAAGTGAAGATCTCCGATGATAATAAGGCGTGCATCATTCATCAATCCTCACCTCCCAAAATCTGCTCAGCCTTGCTAACCCCTAACTGCTTCTGAACGAACCAAGCCACGTCTGCCGCATCAGCCAGAATTCCGTGATGAGTGACCATGATAATCTGTCGTCCCGTTCTTTCCCCATATTTAGAGAGAAATGCAGCCACATTCGGCAAATACTCCCGACTGATCATTTTCCCGGGTTCGTCAAGAACCACCGGACCCTTATGTTTTGGCCTTGCCAATTCCAGAAGAGCCAACCTTAGGGCTAACGAAACGACATCCGTCACACCGCCACCCCGGGCATCCTCCGGATTGGCAGCTACCTCAAAATCCTTATACGATGAGATGACTTGCCAACTTGCCGAAGGATTAGCCCCCTGGGTAAGCTCGATATTAAAGCTAATCACCGGATCCTCGAACACACTTCTGAGTGCGGCTGTCACCGTTTCTTCGATCTTCTGCTTCAGCTGTTCTCGAGCAAACTCACTGGACTTGGACAAAAGAAGCTGAACCTGTTCCCATGTCGATATGTTATTCTCAATGGTTTGTAGCTCAGCTTCCTTTTGGCTTTTCTGCTTTTCAAGTAGGTCACGCATACCCTTTGCTTTGTCCAAGTTGCTCCGAAGATTAGAAAGTTTATTCTCAAGAACAGCTAAAACCGTCATTGGATACCAACCTTTCTCATTACTTCATCCGTAGACATTGGCTCAGCTTCATTGAGGATCCGTTCCGCCTTTTCCAGATTTTCAAGAATGCTATTTTCAAGAGCTGAAATAACCTCCGGCAACTGGTCCGGCTCATATCCAAGCTCTTTGATCTGAGCTGTTACTTCGGCTAACTGTTTTTCATACATTTCAAGGCTTGCCTCTGCCTTGTTTTTCTCGTTTTTCTTGGCTTCCAGCTTCTTACGGAGCTCACTAATTCTATTCTCAACGTTTTCCATCGCTTAAATTACCTCCCTTAATTTTTGGGCGTCAATGTCCCCGCCACATGTCGGACATTTACCTAAGCTAGCCATGAAATCAAGATATTCTGATTCTATTTCTTGAACTGATTGAACTAATTCTCGATTTTCTTCCCTCACTAGGCAAATTAAATCCGCCAAACCAAGGCATCGATTATGAATCTTACTTATCGCAGCCAGTTCCTTGCTATCCTGTGTAGCTTTATCCAAGTGAGTGACAGCATAATCCACATTAGATAATGAAGTAATCAAATTACGGTAGGACTTAACAATCATAGAAGCATCTCTAAATCGAGTGCTTAACGTGTCAAGCTTTTCACGCTGCACATTATCATTGAAAGCCTGTTTCAGATAGTCATTGACCGAGTCAGCTTTCATTAAAGCCTCGATTTTCCATTGAAGAGATTTGACAAAACGGCTTGCGCGTTCGTGCTCACTTGAAAGCTCCTTAATTCTTGAACCATGGTTGCTGTCTTCCGCTACTTTATCAATCAGGGGACTAACTTCAGAAATTGTCTTGGATAAGATAGAGATTCGATTCTCTGAATTCAAACGTCCAAATGTCGCCTGCAGATATTTGCCACGTAGAGTGGCAATTGTGTTCCCCTTGGTCAATAACTCCTGAGCCTTAACAACTAAACCCAAAGCTTTATCTACGTCCCGGAGCCCATAAACAACTTCCTCTAGATCCAATTTTTTGGTGCAAAGTTCTTTCCAAGTGGCACTGAGATTTTTTAGCTTCTCAATCTGCACAACCTTATTCTTGGTATCTGATAGCACTGTTTCAGCTTCTGCTACTACTCTCTCCCAAGCAGGAATAAAACTGTATTGATTCAACTGCTTTTGTTTATCCTCAATTTCTTTTTCAATATCTTCTTTTTGCCTTTTGGCCCTATATATATCTGTCCCTATCTCCTTACTGGCATAATCGATTTCTTCCGTGCCGGCCAGTTTTCCGAGCATTTTTGCCCGTGCAGGCCCCGAAACAGATTTCCCGCCGAGAAATGGTCCATCTAACTGCTCAGAAAGATTTAATAAAAAGGTCTGATCGCCTATCTCCAGTTTTCTGATTCCCGTGGCCTGCTGCACTTCCAAAGGTACACCGGTTCCGAACCCTTCAAATACTTGACCATTTACAACATACCGGTTAATTCCACCCCGGGAACGGATCCGTTCGACTTTCGTGCCATCATCGTATTCCAGCGTTACCGTGCATTTATCCTCTGCATTGAAGATGAACCCATCCCCCTGGGGCATGTTATAAAAAACCCACCTAAGCGCTCTAATTACCGCGGACTTTCCGCTGTCTGACGGTCCCGTTATAACCGTCAGACAGCCTGGTCCAGCAAAACTAATAAGCGTGTCCTTGTGGGATTGGAAGTTCTTAAGTCTAATTGACTTTAATGCTCTCATAGACAAATCCCACTTTCACTTTTTAATATGGTTGCTCGCTATCTCCACCAACATCCACGACATCTTCGCCCTGCATGTAATCATCTTCATCGATTGCGATGTTCTTCCAGCTGTCAATAAACTTTTGGCGGAGCTTGTTAACCTCTAACATCTGTTTTGGCGGAACGTCATCTCCATTTTTAAGCACGGCAATTGCAAACTTGTAACCATTAGCAGTCGTTGGAGCTAAGGAGAATTTCACTTGCTTTGCAATGTCTGGAATCCGGTTAGTAAGCCGTGCACTAAAGAAATTATCAATAGCACTGATACTGGTTGGCGGGAAAGAAATCTGAATTGGTAGAGCATTGTCGGGCGTAAGAAGGAACATCCGTCGCATTTCCTTACAAGCTTTTCCCCGTCCTTCTTTGCCAGAGCCCCAGGCATTTCTTGGACATTCAGCACAACGGCGAGTATTGCCGTTCTCATCAGTACCTGTGATACCATCGAAGCTCGAGCAGAGCGGAGTAGTATTACCCTCTTCCCAAAGCCCCCGTGTTTTCTGTTTAAAAAGAACAATTGCCTTGATTTCATCAACAGAGTTTCCAAACGGATCCACGAATACTAGGGCATCCTTATTGATTTTGTAGCGCTGGGGACGGAAGTCGATACCGTCACGGCTCTCCTCAAAGTTTTGAGCCATAATGGCTTGAAGTTCTTGGACTTCCACCTCAGTGAGACCAGTTGTATCTATTCCAGAAAGAACTAAAGCATTTTGTTCAGTCATAAGATTTCATCCTCCTTATATATTGCCTTTGATTCTTGTGATTCTTTAGCAAATAACACCCAGTTAATACCCCTTTTGAAATACACAACATCATTGGTGCCATCATCTGCGGTTCCATCTTCCTTGTGGTCATAAAGTGAGCCTTTGACAATAGGGGTTAACCTCCAGCCGCCAAACTTATCAAATTTAACACTCAATAAGGCCCCATCTGATAGAGCTATCCGGCCTTTTCGACAATTAGAAGTCTCAAACTCATCATAAATATCCCCATCTATTACGATAAGGTGATTGCCGGCTCCAGTGATTGTAAGCATTACCTATACCTCCAGCCGCATAAGGCTCATACGCGCTGCTAACACATTTCCAACGATCTGGTAAGCCTTAAACTCGTTCTGCAGTTCCTCCAACTTAAATTGAGCATTTTCCATTTCATCCAATGCAGCCTTGTAAGGTTCCCAAGCATATATATAGTCCCAATCAGTCTGTTTCCTAATTTCCAGTTCTGCTTGGCGAGCTTTATCATTAGAAAACCGGGGCTTTCCTGATTCATTGGTTTCCGCAGTTATAACCGCCATCAACATGGATTCAGCATTGACCAGGTTACTTTTTGCGACTTCGTAAGCTGACCGGGCTTCCTTAAGAACCTCCTGCTGGACCCGGATTTTCTCTGGGAGAGCCATGATGTTTTTAGTGAAATTCTCAACGTCAAGCTGTTTCTCAAGCTCCTTGCGAGAAAGCTGGATAGAATCATACACTGCCTCAAAGACAACTTCACGCATATTTTCAAATTCTTCCTTGGCGCTACGCTCTATGGAACGCATCATTTCTTTTAAATCCATTGTTTTATTCCCCCAATCACTTTATAATGGGTTTGAAAGTTACTTTTTTAGCGAGCTCGGCCATTTCATTGGCCGAAGCTCTTTTTTTATTGGCGATTATTCTAGAATTACAACCTTACCGGCTTTGGCCACAACCTTCTGGGAAAACCCATCATCGGAGCTAGTTTTTACAGATTCCGGGGTTCTGGGCAGTCGAGATCGAGATCAAGATTACTATAAGGCCCCATAAGAGACGGCCACATTTGCGTCTTGCCTCCTTCCTTTAAAATTGAAGTCGCAAACAACAATATTAGGCAGGGGCTTGTCGTCCCTGTAAAACCATTATTTTGTTTCGATTACGCAACTTTATTCCTACGGAAAATGTCGGCACTAAGGCCATACTCATCACAGATGATCTCAACTTCGGTATAATCGAAGTCGGACCACCCGTTTAATTTTTGGCTAAGCGTAGATAATTTAACCCCCAGTAAGTCGGCTATAGTCTTTTGTTTTATGTTGTTTTCTACCAAAAACGCTTTAAATCTTGTGTAGGGCTTGCATACCCTGGTTCTTTTTGCCACAGATCTCCCCCTCCTGTTTTTTGTTTCTGTTGCTCAACTTCAAGTCAAATTTTACTATGGAACTTATTTCTTGTCAACAACTTATTTAACTTAATATTATATTTTTGTTGCAATTGCGAAATTCGTATGTATAATATAAATTAACCAATAATTTAATAAAAGGGTGTCGAAAATGAAAAAAACGTTCGGAGACCGCCTTTCTGAGTTGAGGCAGGAAAACAATTTAACCATTGAGGAATTCATAAGATATTTAAAAGAAAAATTCCCAGATATTTCACTGGATAAATCTACAGTTTCAAAGTATGAAAACAATATTCATACACCTAAAAGATTTACTATTGTTGAAGCCATTGCAGATTTCTTCGGTGTATCTATCTCTTACCTGATGGGTAGATCGGACAATAGATACGGAGACGATGTGGATGGCACAAAAAAAATCCCCATATTGGGGACTATTGCGGCTGGAATTCCGATTATGGCTCAAGAAGATATTTTGGGCTATGAAGTTGTTCCGCAGAATTTCCATGCAAACTTTTGCTTAAAAGTAAAAGGGGATTCAATGGTTGGGGCACGCATTTTAGACGGTGACATTGTGTATGTCCGACAACAACCACAGGTCGAGAATGGGGAAATTGCAGCAGTAATAATAGATGGTCAAGACGCTACTCTAAAACGTTTTTATAAAACTCATGGTAAAGTTACACTAAGGGCTGAAAATCCGAATTATTCAGACATTGTTTTTACAACAAAGGATATGAAGGATGTAAAAATTTTAGGGAAAGCTGTGTTTTTTAAATCGGAGGTGAGGTAATTGGCAACTTTCCGTAAGCGGCCAAATGGAAACTACCAAGCAATTATTGACTGCGGCAAAAATCATGATGGCAAAAGAATTCTGCGGCATTTTACCAGAAAAACTTTAGCAGAATGCAAGGAAGCAGCTTATCAATTTGAGCAGAAAATAAAGAAAAGACCGGGAGATGGTGATAATGGCTAGTTTTAAAAAGCGCGGCGATTCATGGCAAGCAACTATCTATGTAGGGAGGGATGAAAACGGTAAGCAATTGCGTAAATATGTAACCAAACCAACATTGAAAGAATGCAAAGCAGTCGCGAGGGAAATAGAACAGGAAATTGAAGAAGGCAAATTTGTAAATGTTGACAACATGCGGGTAGTAGGCTTAATTGAGCAGTTCTTGGATATAAACAAGAGTGAATATTCCCCTGGGACCATAATTCTATATAAAGGTTATTTAAAAAATCATTACAAACCCTTTTTTAAGAACATGAAGATACAACAACTTAACGAAGTCCATGTTAAGAAGTTTAAAACCTATTTGCTAGAAAAGATGAAGCCCAATTCCGCAAAAAGAGTTTTTGGAGCATTTAAGACCATGCTCAGAGATATTTTGAAGGATAAGTCTCCTGCGAAAGACGTTCCATTGCCAAAGGAAAATAAGCCTTGTTCCAAAGCGCCAAGCTCGGAGGAATTTTTAAAGATTCGTACAGCTGCCAAAGGCACAAAGTTTGAGGCTCCTATTCTTTGCGCCGGATGGTGTGGTTTTAGAAGGGGAGAAATCTTTGCCCTCAAACCAAATGATCTGGACTTTAAGAATAATAAAATTACGATTGACGAGTCGTATTCAAAAAATGAAGAGGGCAAGTATGAGCTAGGCCCACCAAAGTCCGAAAACGGATATAGGACCGAAGTTGCCCCCCAATATTTAATTGATTTGCTTAAAAAAATAATAAACAGAGAAATAGATTATGACAATCGAAAAAGAAAAGATAATGTTATTAAATTTAAGAAAAAAATTGAGGCCGATGAAAGGATATTCAAAGGCAGACCGGATAATTTCTCTAGCGACTTTGCCGAGTTCATCAGAGAAAATAATCTACCCAAATATCGTTTTCACGACCTCAGACACTATCATGCAACTTGGTTATATGAAAATGATGTGCCGGATTTATACGCGGCAAAACGTATGGGACAAACTGTAGAAGTCTTAAAAAATATTTACCAACATCTAGGTTTAGAGAAACAAAAAGAGATAGAAGAAAAAATATTAGGAATCGATAAAACCGCTGATAAATAA